AAGCACCTTTTGACTTATCGCCAATGGCTTCCATGTCCGCCATCAGCTCTTTCTTGCACTGCATCGCCGCCTTCAAACGGGGCGAGTCCTTCTTGATCTTTTCCGCCTCGATGAGCGTGTGGAGATCAGCCTTGGCCATCATCTTCTTTTCGTCGGGTATCTTGCCGTAGGCTCCCGCCATCGGTGGTCTCCTTGAAGTGTTCGGGTTTTAGGTTCTGGAGTTTGATTATCTGCTGACCGACGACGCGACGCCCCTCTTGATAAGCAGCAATACGGCCACCGGGATCATTTGCCACAAAACTGTTTTCGTATGTTGCCGCAGCCTTGTAGATGATCCAGTTGAGAGCGCGCCTGACATCTTCCGGGCCTGGGACGAGATGCTTATATTTCGGATCGTCGGCGGCTTTTGCGTATAACGCCAAGGACTGTATTGCGCGGATGTCTTCGACCTCGTATTCAGCGGGGAACCAGATTTCTCGCTTCTGGCGGCGATTGGGACTATATTTCATTCAGCTATTGCGCCATAGCCTGCTGAACATTCGCACCAGCCGTCGCCACAGCGTCAACCCCGCGTCCGGCCTGCTCGGCCACCCCGCCGGCGGCAGCAATCTCTTCCATCACCTTCGCGGCCTGGGCTTCCTGTTCCATCTGCGCCCGCCGCTCCATGACGGCTTCCTTCGGCTTGAACCAGTCAGCTTTCCACCCCTTCGAGCGCATGGCGTCTCGTGTGGCTTTCTCCATATCGGTAATTTCGGCCAGAGACGGGTCCATCTGTACCGCCGGAGCCCAGATCGTATCGCGGACGTCCAGATAGATATCCGCCTCGTTCTGCTCGGCCAGTTCATCAAGCGGCGAGCGGAACTTGAACTTGATGTCGTGCTCCTGCAAAGCTTCCGGCATCATGTCGATCGGGAACGCGCCTTCCGCCATCAGCAGGTTGAACACGCCGTCACACAGCGGATGCAGATATTCCTTCTGGATCGGCTTGGAAATCGGCGAAGCCGCCCGGATATGCTCCTGGATGCGCCGACGGACTTCCGTTGCCGTCATCTGGTGCGTGATTTCAGGAAGCTGGATCTTATCGAGGAAGAATGCGTTGCGAATATCTTCTTTCAGCGCGGTGGCGATCTCCATCCCGATCGGGAACCCGGTTGAGTTCTGGGTGATCGGTCGGAGCACTTCGCCGAGACGCTCGTCATATTCGATGTCGGCGATCGTGATGCCGCCGGGATAGAGCGCAATGTCGTTGCGTATCGCGTCGCCGATGGCGATCAGCGGCGGATTGACGTAGCTTTCGCCGGCTTCGCGCAATGTACGCATGACGACCTGGATCGTGCGTCCGTCGGGAAGAGCGATATCCGTCACCATCGAGGTGCCGAGGCCGGAGCCGTAAACCGTCTGCCACCGCGGGACAACATAGCAGAAATAGTTCAGCCCGACTTCTTCGAGAACGGTTTCCGTCGCCCTTTCCACATAAAGCGAAACGAAAGGAAAGCGCTTGCCGCTCTTCGACTTGTAGTCATACAGCCGTGACGGCAGGACGACGTGACGGCACTCGAACTCCTTCTCCTGATCCTTCTCCATCGCCTTATCGACTTCCTTCGACACCTTGTCGCGGAAGTGATGTTTCAATTGCCTCGCTGTCGGCATCCAGTTACGGTGAAAACAATCGATCTTGCCTTCAGCGTTTTCCGACCAGGCGCAATCCTTGAGGTGATAATTGCGGAACAGCAGGCTATCGCCATTGACGTTGAGGCCGAACTTGATGGCTCCATTACCGAAGGTGATCAGGTCGTGGTTGGTCTGTGTTCGGGCTCCGATCAGATTGGCGCTCTGATCCGTCATGGCGCGCATCTGAATACCGGTCAGATGCTCCAGGAACAGGCGGTTTCCGTCTTCCTCGTCCAGATCCTCGTCATCCACATGGATCGAAAAGAACTTGTCCGGGAACAGAAATTCGTCGATCATGTTCCCGAGTTCGCGCCGAGCGAGCGGCGGATATGACGAATAGAGATGGTCTGAATACTCTTCCCCGTCATCGCGCTTTTCGGTGAAGATCGCGCGTTTTGGATAGAAGTTCAGCGCCAGTTCCTGCCATAGTTCCATGACACTGCCGCGATTAAACAAACGATCCCCCATCTGGAGGACATTGCGAGCGCGTTGGTCCATATGGATTTGCCTACGCGCCCAGCTTCTGCCCGCTGGAGCCGACGACGCTGCTGGTCTGGTCAGTCAGGATCGTGGACAGCCTGCCTTTGCGTTTGAGAGCGGATTCGCGTGTGCGTTTGGATGCTGCCTCGACGTCGGGATCAGTTGCGTTCGGCATGCGGACGGGCTTCGGAGCCTCCGGGGCTTTCGGGGATTTAAAGAGCGATGTCAATTCAGTGTCTCCTGCGGGTTTGAGATGTTATGACTTTCGGGGCGCGGCGTGCGGCGCGGGAAGCTTTGTGCAGTTCGCGCGTGATGACGGACTGGCCCTCAACGAGGCACATGACCACAACGTCGCCCTTGCCTGTTGATCGGCCGAGGCGCTTGCGTATATCGTCCTTCGACTCGATCTGAATGCCTTGCGTCGTCAGCTTCCATTGCGGCGCAGCGAGATCAGCGCGGACTTCAGCGCCTGGAGGCAGAGCAATCACCGATCCACCTTCCTGATCGGGATCAAGCTCTTCGCGCATGCGCCACCAGACTTCGGCGCGCTTGTTGTAAAAGCCGAGCTTGCCGTCCTTCGTCTTCGCCATGGATTTTCTGGCGCCGTTGAAGCCGTGATGCGGGATCTCATTGTCATCGAGACGCTGAATGACCGCGCCGCCGTAGCCGCCGCCGACATCGACAACCACAGGTGCATTCGCCCGGCGATGCGCTACGATGACACCAGCAGCTCGTGAACCGTCTTTTGTCTCGACGCCCTTGGCTGTCACTGGTTCGGCGAACCACCCGCCATGACGCCAGATAAGCTCTTCAGCGTCAGATCCGCCGCCGGCCGGGTCAAACGCCATCGCCGTCATCAGGAATTTCTGAAAGCCATCGGGTTTCCAGCGTTCCTGCGCGGCGAGTATCCAGGCCATCGGAATGACCTGGAACGGATTGTCCTTGATCGCAGCGTCGAAGCGTCCATCCTTGTAGGCAGCGCGCAGTTCAGCAGGCAGCGCGGCGAGGACAGATGCGTAATTGGTCTCTGACAGATCAGGGTTGTCCGCAAGCTCGGCGGGGATGAACGTGCGCGAGCGCGCCATGATCTGCTCGCCGTCGATCAGATGTGGCCCAGGACCGTCAACCTCCGCATCCTCGCCGTTGATCGTCGTGAACCAGCGTAGTTCGCCTGGCTTTGCTGGGTTTGGATGATGCGGATCGACCCATGGAGCCCAGTATTTGAGCACCCAAAGGCCTTCAGGATCAGTTGGTGGATTTCCGGCGGCGACAACGCGGCACCGCTGATTCTTGTCGCTTGATCTGTTCCAGCCTATGATGAAACGATACTGCGTCTCGGTGAAATCCGAGATCTCATCGAAACCTAGAAAATCGTGCGGCGTCCCCTTGTAAGATTGCTTGTCGTCTTCATGCTGACATCCGCCGATATCAATGATTTTGCCATCAGCGAACCGCCAGATCGACTTTTGCCCGTTCCAGCCTTCGCGATCGCCGATCACCTCTTCGTAGCGCTCGACCAGCTTCCCGGCTTCCTTGTTCGTTCGCCGGAGAACGAGAGAGCGTTTGTGCTGCGTGAGCGAGAGCCCAACGATAAGATCGGTCTTGCCGCCGCCAGCCTGTCCGCCGTAGAATAGTTCGTCAGCCTCGCTGTAGTAAGCCTTCGTTTGTGGGCCGGGGTTCGGCTGCCATACTTGACCAGCCAGTTCGCGTGCTGCCTGTTGCTTCAGGCGCGTGAGATCCTTTGGAGGAAGCTTGTTGACCCGCTCCAGCAGTTCGTCCAGTAATCCTGTTGACATTATTCGTCTGGCGAAGCCGCTTTTTCCAGCTTGTGAGCAAGCCAGCGTGCGAAGTCGCGATCACTGACGTCAGACACTTCAAGAGCGCCGCCGTCTTTGCCGGTCAGTTCACTCTTGTCGGCAAGGCCGAGATCGCGGGCGATTATGTTGGCGTTCAGGAGGTCAGCGGCCGCGCCGGCGAACTTCTGGGAATAGATCACACTTTCCGCGCGCGTAATGACATCACTTAAATCGGGCCGCGAATTCCGCCATTCAATCCATTGCTTTACTGTGACATCCAAAAATATGCATAGACCTGCGATTGTCATAGCCCTCATTTTTGCCGCAGGTTCATGCGTCGCCGCACCCTGAAACGTTACGAGCCTGTCTTCCCAAAGTGGATTTTCTTCAACCCACTGGAAATACTCACAGCATGCAGGCCACAGCTCTTCTGGCCCGGCGAACTTTGGATTTGGTCCAGCGCTTGACCTGGCTTCCCAGAAGCGGTTCCCCGGCAGAAACCTGCCGGTCTTCTGATCTCGACCTTCGTGATCATCGTCCAAATCAGGCATTTGATCCCGCACGCAGTTTGCGCATGCCTTCACGGGCGCGCTGACGATTGATGTCGGGATTGGCTTTGCGCCATTTACTTTGACGTTCCGCGGATGATGTTAATAACGGCTGCTTCGTGTTATTAACAGTCGCGACCATTCCGCCGGGCGCGCCGCCGTACAGAAGCTCGACCGATGAGACTGGCGCAGCCCGCTCCGCAAAGCGACGCTCGCGTAGCGCTCTGATCTGATCGAGCTTGCTCAGTGCCGTCACGGATTGCGCTTTCCTTTAAAGCTTTCTTTGAGCCTCTCGCGCACTTCGGTCGCAGTCATATCCACTTCAGGCGGATCGACGGTGTTTACCGCAAGATACTGCTTGGTGCGCTCGTAAGCCTCGTGAAAATCTTTCTTCGCTTGCAGCACGCTGTAGGGCTTCCCGATAACGGCTGTCTTTGCCGCCTCGTCATCTACCCAGATGTAGCCAGCAGCGCCCATAGGAATGCCGCGTTCTTCTGCTTGCTTTGGGGTGATGCGCGACTCGCAATCCAATTCCTGAACAATATCATTTGGCCATCCCGGAAGATCAGCTATTTCTTCTGGCGTTAGCATACGAATATCGCCGGGCTTTAACCTGAATGGCTCGCTGATGTATTCCTTGAGCGCCATCTCGACTTCGCGCTCGATATCTGATTTGAGAATTGCGGAGCCACGGCAGAGTTCCATGCGGTCGAATATGCGAGCAGCGTAGGTGGCGGCGATTTCCTTGATGTCAGTCATAATCTACTCCGTAGAACAACATCTTGCTCCACTTCGCATTGAGCGCTTTCTGGCAGCAGGGCTTGATCATTTCCATCTTATCGCCGTCGAGGATGATGTAAGGCGGCTGATGCATGGAAACGCAGACGGTGTGACCACACGAGAGAATGTCGATGAACTTCGTGTCAGCATCGACCGGCACTTCGTTGGCCGCAAGTGCTGCGATTGCGGCTTGAACGTGCCCAAGCGTTAGCGTATCCGCAGTATCAGGCATTGATTTCCTTACGGTATTTTTCTCGCCAGTGCGGGGGGATGTATGTGTCCGGTGGCGTATTCTGCGCATACCACCTCTCAAATTCTTCTGTGCAATCGCCGTCAGGACCAAAGACTGCTTCTACCTCCCAGTCGGTATACGCCCTATGATTTTCTGAAGTTTCAAAACGTCCTAGTTCCTGCATGAATTTCTTGAAATAATGACGGCACTCGTAAAACGTCAGATCTTTCTTGAAGGATTGCTCTTTATGTAACCATGCCGAGGCAATAATGGAATATGATCTCTGTTGACCGGCTTCCAGCCTGGCGACACGCTCTTCAAGGCGTTTCAAGCACTCATCGGTATCGAATGTGTCGTCAGGCATTGATGAGTTTCCAATCCTGTTCGAGGCGGTGGATGTCAGGAGGCATATTTCTTGTAGTCTATTGGACGCTCATCGCCTGAGCATTCATGATACTCGATCGGTATCAGCAAACGATCAATCAGCGCATTTTGCATAATAACGATATCGATGAGTTTATCGGTCGCTTTCAGAAGATCGTCGATCTGATCATCTTTTGTGCGTTCGCGCGGAACAAACTGCACTGGGCCACTCGGCTTCATGGCTTCACCTTGCAACTGTAATTCCCCCAGGATAGAGTTCCGGCGGCTGAAAATCCAAGGTCTGCCGCCACTT